TTTATTGAGCTTTTTTAACAAGGTAGATTGGCAAAAAGCTTCCACCCCAACATTATAGCAAAAAGAGACAAGAGCAGCAAATTGCTCATCCGTTAAAGGCTGAAACACCCCCTGTTCAACAGCCTTTTCAAATTGCACCAAATCGCGTCGCAAAATGGCTTCTGCTTGGGCCTTGGTAATCTTCATCCCCTTGCGCACAAAGGGCGCCCCTGCTCCTGTTGTATGGCCATGACCAATCGTCCAGATCCCCACAGCATCTTGATAGGCTTCTAAACGTAAGCCTTCCCATTGTTGGAGTAAGGCAAAGCCTTCCTTTGATATTTTTCGCATAATTCTTAATCCCCCACAAAAAGCTTCTCTGAAGCTCATAATGATGAGTGTAATGCTTATAGTGTTGGTGAGGGATCATCACTTTTCCCATCACCTTTCGCTTTCTCATCATCATACTTCTTACTTTCCATAATCGTTGTGACACAGTCTTCTAAAGCAGAAATACGCTGCTCCATTTTGACGTAATTTTTGTTTGTTTTTTTATCAGTACGTTCCACCCTTTTGTGCATTTGGTTTAACAGAGCATTCAAAGGGGCATGTCCCATTCGCCCATTGGCATAAAAAACCACCCGAATCTGTTCAGGATCATTAATATCAGCGATAGAAAATGGAAAAAATGCCATGATATTCTCTCATATGTTGTGTCATTTATGTTCAGTGCTTAAAAGGAAAGTTTGTCACCAGTTTCATCATGGTTAAGATCCGCACTATCAGTGACAGCAAATCCCCTTCCTTAATGGAAACAGTGCTTAACCTTAAGCTCTAAATTTGAGCTCTAACCTCGGAACCCTAACCTTATTGACCTTAGATCTTCTTAGCCCTAAACTCTTCCTCTTGGTCTAACCTTAACCCCGCCTTAGCCCTACCTTAGACCTTTGGCCCTGACTTTAGCACGATCTTCCTTCATAAAACGCAAAGGCTGCGAAAATAGTTTATGATAGGGTATGACATTGCAGAGGCCTCCTACTTTGTGTTGCACACTGATTCTCCCAATAAGCAACAGACTCAACACTCACGTTTTAATCGCATAGACAACAGCGACATTAACCGGGCGCGTTTCCTCACCCCCTGTTTCTTTTAATGTCAGCGTGTGTGTGTGTATGCCTGCAGAACTTGTCCAAACATCTTTGAACGGTGCAAAATATCTAAGATGCATAGAAGTCGTTGATCCAGACGTCGTCCGCATGAGCTGTTGATAGATGTGCTGATGCTCACCAGCTGCATTTGCTGTCCCCTCATGAGTATGGGCTTTAAAAGACTCGTCTTGCTGGCTAGCAAAAAGGCGATCCTTATCGATCTCTCTTCCACTATCTAAACCCCGCAAAAACATGCCTCTAAAATCAGGGACATTGAATGTTGTTTTTCCATCTCCTTTGCCCCAAACTTCACCAATCGCTGTAAAAAGAGCAGGATAGGCATCTCGTTGATATTCTTTTCCATCACAAACCAGCCACCCTGCAGGCAAGGTTTTCATAGCAAAAGTGGCAATAAAGCCTGATGGAAAAAGCTCAGGAAAGATAATTGTTGGATTGGTTAAATACCAACCATCGCAATCCTTGCCAGCAAGGCCACAATGATAAACAAGCTCATAAAGCCCACCTTTTTGAATTTCTCCTCCACTGAGAGGTTCTACGCCATTTCCTGTAGTTTTATAAACGGGCTGTGCTGAGAGTTGATTTAAAATAACGCTCGTTGTCCCAATGTTGTTTTCTTGTGCTTTAAAGCGAACAACAATTTCATCATGATAGACCGTCAAAGAAGATTTCGTCACCAATTTAATGGATGTGTGATTGTCTGTCTCATTGACAATAAAATCTGTTTCTATCGATCCCCCATGATCAGATAGATATTCCCTGATTCGTTGCATCATTGCGCGGGCACTGTCATTGACTGAACTTGGTGGTTGGCCTTCTGCCCAGTTAATAATCTCATCCGCATTTGCATTTTCAGGAGCCTGAAGCGACCAATCGTAAATTGAACTCATCAAACGTCTCCTTTTTTCCAAAAGCCAAATTCTATCGATCCCCCATGATCAGGTAGATATTCCCTGATTCGTTGCATCACTGCGCAGGCACTGTTATTGACTGAACTTGGTGGTTGGCCTTCTGCCCAGTTAATAATCTCATCCGCATTTGCATTTTTAGGAGCCTGAAGCGACCAGTCGTAAATTGAACTCATCAAACGTCTCCTTTTTTCCAAAAGCCAAATTCTATCGATCCCCCATGATCAGGTAGATATTCCCTGATTCGTTGCATCACTGCGCAGGCACTGTCATTGACTGAACTTGGTGGTTGGCCTTCTGCCCAGTTAATAATCTCATCCGCATTTGCATTTTTAGGAGCCTGAAGCGACCAGTCGTAAATTGAACTCATCAAACATCTCCTTTTTTCCAAAAGCTAAAGCCCGGCAAACAAGCCAGTAGAGCCAAGAGAAGAGACAAAAATGTTCCCTTTCGTGGGTGGGTCATCTGTCTTTCTTTGGGTGCATCAACACTTACTTTCGCATCAACAGTTTCCATGTTGAAACCAAGCTTGTTGTAATAAACATAGAGCAGACGTGTTTTTTCATCGCAATGCACAGCATCAGGATTCAAGCGCAACACATCTTGTGCTATCACGCCGCGATAGCGTTGCGCACCTCCTTTATAATTAAATTCATAAAGCGGATAACCGTTTTTCTGCCCAATAGGCACAATATTGTCTTTCATTCTGACATCAGAAAGGCCAGCAACCCCCTTGATTAATCCAAGCCACCGCATTGCATCACTAAGGGGATCTTTTGTAACTGAGGGCATAGTTGTTGACTGCCCTGTTTTAGTGCCATAATTGCCCGCAGAGGCAACTCCAGCCTGGAGCAATTTTTCCAGCCGATTCCAGGCTTGATTTTCTTGCTCTGTCCATTTTTCACGTTCAGCATCTAAAGCACTCTGACGATCGGCATCTTGCAAGGCCCCGCCTTTTAAAGCACTGCTTTGTGCATGGCTTTGCCCTTGATAAAAATTGTTGGCTGCATTTATTTGGTCATTCATAGACCCATCAATCAGCTTATTGGCATTGATCATATTTTGCACATCTTGGTTATATTGCTGTGCATTTGCTTTTGTCGCTAAAGCGCCCAATTCATCAGTTAAAACACCGGTATGCGCGCCAGAGCCATAACGACCAGCGCCCGCCATAGACTGATTGATTGAATCAGAAGTTTTACTCAGTGCATTGTTAAGGGCTTCTTGAAATTTGTTATTATTGCCGATCAAATTTCCTGCTGCCATGTCAGAAAGGTTGGTCACACTGTTTGTTGGCCCTTTAAGCCAATCATTCAGAGGAGATGCGCTATATTTCTGAGCAGCCTCACTCAAACCTTTGATAGCATTTTGTGTTGTTTCACTTAAACCAGCATAGCGCTCTCCTTGATAAGCATGCTCACCAATGCCTTTATTGTAAAGATTAAGGGCATCAGCAGCAGCTTTTTTAAAAATATCTGTTGCCCAAGCAGGCGGTGCATTGGTCTGCGTTGTTGTTTGCGTCTGCGGTGTTGTTGTGCGTCTACTCATCGGTTGAAAACCTTTCTATAATGAATAAGATTGAAAGTGTGTCCATGACGGCGCAGCCTTTTAGCCCAGCCGATCCTTCCCATTGTTAGCATTTCATCAGCTTTGAGTGTTCGCGCCCAATCTTCAAGATGCTGAATAAGTGGAACCAAATCGAGCCCGCCTTCTCCGGCAAGGTCTAAAAGGACAACGCGTTTTTTTCCTGTGTGTGTTGTTTCAATTTTTGTAATGCTCACAGCACTAAAATCAGTTTCATTTTTTAAAATGAGCCATAATTGGGTTTGCCCATTGGCAATTTCCTGAGCGACACTTTGCAAGCACACATCATCGGGAAAGCGCTTGGCATATTTGTTCATAGCGGCATTGATCGAACCTTGATAGGGCTCTATTTTTTCCCACGGCCATTCATGGGTTAGGTGGAGGGAATATCCCCCATCAGAAGCCCCTTTTGGCCCCTTCAGGCTGCCTTCACTCTTTTCAAGAGCCCCTTTCAGGGGTGAGACTATCCCTACAGACTCACCACCAAATCCCCCCGCTACAGGCTTCTCATCCCGACAATTCTTACCGCAAATCGCTTCACCACCATACTTCTTCTCTACAGCCTCACTCCCATCTCTTCCCTTTTGAGCGCCCTTTAAGCCGCCTTCGCCCTCTTCAAGAGCCCCTTTCAGGGGTGAGACTATCCCTACAGACTCACCACCGAATCCCCCCGCTACAGGCTCCTCACCCCGACAGTTCTTACCGCAAATCGCTTCACCACCATCCTTCTCCCCTACAGCCTCACTCCCATCTCTTCCCTTTTGAGCGCCCTTCAGGCTGCCTTCGCTCTTTTCAGGAGCCCCTTTCAGGGGTGAGACTATCCCTACAGACTCACCACCGAATCCCCCCGCTACAGGCTTCTTGCCCCGACAGTTCTTACCGCAAATCGCTTCACCACCATACTTCTCCCCTACAGCTTTACCACCACAGTTCCCTCTGCAGGCAGATCTGCCACCGCATCTCGTCCTCAATCTTCTTCTTGAAAATATCATCATCGCCGACCAGCAGGCTTTGAGGTCACATCAAATCCTGTCACGTGGGACCACTGAGCCCCAGCAGGAATACGCAACTGAAAACGATAAAACCGTCCGCGTGCCCGACAATGAATTTGCCCCGTATTGCGGGAAGGTTGTCGTTCTGGCAACCACACAACATCTTCCTCCAGTGCTTGGTGCAAACGCACTCCCACAGTCACATAACATTGTGCACTATTAACCTGAGGCATAATGCTATTCACACGTGTCATACTGCCATTTGTCTGTCCCATTTCTTGCGACGTCACAACACACGCCATTGGTTCACCAGAAAATGAGCCAAGCCTTCCCTCATAGTTAAAGGCTCCTAAAACGGGGATTTCATTCTTCCACGCTTTACTGTCGAGAGAAAAAGGCAAATCATCAAGGCTACAAGAAATCTTATCCAGCCCCTCTAAGGTGTAGCCAGAAAAGAAAATCGGCAAAATTATACTGACATTGACATTGGCAATGGTCCATTTTTGCAGACCCCAATCATAGATAAGCAGTGTGTGTTCTTTTTTGTGATCGTCACTATCAATCATCCAATAGACACGATTATAAACCCCGTCGATCGCCGCCCACATCATGGGCAAATAGCTTTTATTAATCTTTTTCGTCATTGTCCGGTCGATTTTTTCGAAGCCGATGGATGTAATGTGGCCATCATTGGCAATTTGAAAAAAACCGCCTTCATCGACAAAGAAGGCCGTATCCCCTCGACACACGATCGATTCAGAATTTTTGGCACCTCGTTTATCGTGTATTTTTTGGAAACTGAAGATAATTTTTGATCCAGGGATGAAGGACCCAGCGTAAATAGCCGAACGCATAAAGATAATAGGGTTGGTAGTTTCTGTTGCTCCTTGAACATAGCCGCCATCAGGAAAGTCCTGATAATCGCAGCTTTTTTTACCCACTGTCCAAAATTCTGCATCATTCAAGCCAGACCAATGCACCCGTCGTGGATGATCAGACAATTTCATTAAACATACGAAATCCCCCCACACCCGAACAATCCCGGCCTGCGGCGGATTGCCGCCTAAATTGCGAAATGTGTAATCATAACGGATATCAATCACTTGTGGCTTATCATTGGCATTAACAGCAATGACATAATCACCAAACAAAGCGAAGGACCATGGCGCATCAACGTTGGCGAGATAGGCTTTTCCTTTCTGGCTGATATCTTTCCATTGAAAAGTGGTATTATCGAGTAGGTAGAGTTTATTTTCTGATCCAACGATAACTGAGACACCATTTTTGGTTCGAACAGCAATGGCCCCTAAGATAGAACCGGGAAAGGGCTCTGAGAGGGGACTAAAATTGGGCATAGGAATATAAGATCCGTCTGCAGGCAACACATTGATGAGTTTGTCAGTAAATAAACCATTGATATCAGCCACATCGGGTCGATATTCTGCGATAGAGAAAAAAGCCATAAAAAAACCCCGTTAAAACCCTATTGAATCCCCTGTTAAACTATTGCAACTCCCATCAAAACCCCTATTGTCCTCCTTAAAAAATCCTGTTTTTCTACCATTGACCTCCCCTATTGCAGCCTCTATTTGAAACCCTATCCCCCGTCAAAATCCCTATCGAAGCTCCCGTTTAAAACCCCGTTGCAAGAATGGTTGTATGCCCTTTATTGCGTGAGGTTTGAGAGCGCAAAATTTGCAGCTGTTCTTGAAAATCATTAAAAGAAACAGCAGCATATTCAGGATCTTTGAGGATATTTTTGTAGAGTTCGTATTTTGCTCGTGCCTTAATGAGATCAAAGGCATAAATTAACCAAGGATTATCTTCTTGTATGCAACCCCCCTCATCAAAACGAAAAGGCACATAACAAAGACGAACAGTCTCAACCTTGTTTGGTGTTGGGAAGAGCCCTAATTTATGCTGCCAAAAGGTATAAAAAATAGGGGTTCCCTGGAAGAGATTGGAAAAGGCACCAGATCCTTTGGGTCCTTTGGACCCTTTATCCTCACCATCTCCGGATCCTTCATCCCTGCCATCCTCACCGAAATACCCGTTATCCCTGGATCCGTCAGGTCCTTTAGACCCTTTATCCTCACCATCTCCGGATCTTTCACCCCTACCATCCTCACTGGAATGCCCGTCATCCATGGATCCTTCAGGTCCCTCGGACCCTTTATCCTCACCATCTTCGGATCCTACACAAGACCCCTCTCCCCTGCCGAAATACCCATCATCCCCGTAGCTTTTGTACAAGCTCTCGACATTTTTATAAAGAAGTTGCGTTTGTCCTGCTGCAAGATTTTCTAAAAACACACTCTCAAGCGCCATCATCGCTCCGATAAGAGGATGATCCTCAGCCCCATACCATGTTTTTCCAGCTTGTATTTTTAAAGTGATTTCCTTTTTTTCATTAAAGAAAAAAGGCTCCCGTTCACAAAGCCGCAAGGCTGCCATAATAGAGTCTTGAATTTGCACGGCATATTCCGCCATCGGGTCATCAATCTCATCTTGAATCAGCATAACCATACGTGCCAATGTTTTGGCACAGTCTGCTTTTGTTACATCAAAAGGGCTGGATTGAAAATTTGTCATAGTCTGATAGGGGTCAACAGGAGTCACAGTCATGAGGGTAAATCATCCTTTGTGTCTATTGGCTTTCCTACCAAACAAGCGGTAGGGAAACTCTTTCCAAATGCTAAAATCTGCTGATAAAACGGCTTCAAGGGGCTATCTCCATGCCCCATGATTTGGGTAATATTCCCACTACAAAAACAGGGGAGAATGTCTCCAAAGCACCCATAAGATTTATGAAATCAAACAGCATCAAGGGGGCCATCTACGCCCCCCCTGATCTTGAGTAACCTTCCCACCACAAAAACAGAGGGGAATGTCTCCAAAGCACCCATAAGATTTCTGAGATCAAACAGCATCAAAGGGGCCATCTACGCCCCCCTGATTTGAGTAATCTTCCCACTACAAAAACAGGGGGGAATGTCTCCAAAGCACCAATTAAGATTTCTGAGATCAAACAGCATCAAAGGGGCCATCTACGCCCCCCTGACCTTGAGTAACCTTCCCACCACAAAAACAGTGGAAAAATTCTCTCCCAAATATGGATAAGCTCCTTAAGCAGGAACCGCATAGGTTGGAATAACGATTGTACCGAAATCCTGTTCCCCTTGCTCACTATTTGGTAAGTGGTAGCAGGTTTTTTTCATCCCGATAATGGTTTTGGCAGCCACACCAAACTCACGCTCATAATCAAAAAGCTCTTCCACCAATTTATAGCGTGTTGCCCCACGGTCTTTCCCAAAAGCAATAACCGCACTTTGTGCACCCAACAAAACCGCACGGCGCACACTGGTTACAGGGGATCCCCCTGCATCCTGAGCAGCATTCCCACTTGCATTCTTGCTAGAATCTGATGTTTTCCCAGCAGATCCTGTTGCCACACCTTCCGTCACATGTTCTGCCTCACGCAGGATAACCCCATTATACATCCCAAGAGATCCGCTATAGAGAGGGTTTTTCGCGCGAGTTCCACTATAAACCGCTTTGGTAATATCAAGCCACTGCCCAATATCTGTATTGGTGCGCAATTGTGTCACTTGTGTTGGATGCAAATACAGCACATAAACATTTTCCCCATCAATGCGTACAGGTCTAATTTTAGGGTTAGCCAGCTTTGCGCGCTCAACAGCTTTATCAATCAATTTGAGATCAAAAACATCATTTTCTTTCAAATCTTCATCTTTTGTTTTGCCATTGGGGCGCACAATGCGCTTATCGGTTGGGGCCGTTGGTGTGTTAAAACCATAATGAACAGGTTTAAGTGTTAGTATACGTCCTTCAAAATTGATTATTTTGGCGGTATAACCACACACTTGAATAAAGAACATCATACTTAGACGATCCGCATACCAGTCGACTAAGCCATTTTTGGCTTCTGTGCGTAAATTATGTAAAACACGTTGCTGGTCGATAGTGCCTTCATTTTTCACACGGACAGCATGAACAAGTTCATTAATCGCCAAACGATCATTGAGAAATTGCAAAGCTTCTTCATTGCCCTCTAGCGCCTGCCCTTCACTTACCCCATCGCCAAGCAATTGCACACGCAAACCAAAGCTAATAGCGTCACCACTGGCCTTGTTGGTTTCGTCTTTTAATTGCACAATGCTGTTGGAATCTTTTCCAATTAATGGGGCAATAGGAATAGCTTTTGATACTTCCCGATTGAGTAATTTTGACCATGTGCGTACAGCCAATGGGTCATTTAATCCGATATGAGTTACGGTCATTTGGTCCTCTTTTCATGATGTCAATTGAAATAAAAAATCCGGCCATCATGCCGGTTGCTAAGTGTTCTTTGGCTTTCCTCGCGAAATAAGTCTATCTTGTCATCCTGTCATGCCTGATCAGCCATGTTCATGCGAGGGATAGAATGCGATTTGCGTCTTATGTTTAAGAGAGCAAGACAGTGGATCTTATGGTTGAAGAGTGTAGATCCTTGATTGAATATTTTTATAATTTACAGCTTGTTTCCTCCCCCCCTGATTAGATATCGGCGTTCATTAGATCATTAGATATCGACGCCCCCCATTAAGCGATTAAACGTGGTTTTATTTTTGGGATCATCGATCCAAACGCTAAATTCTGCTTCAGACATTTTGTCGAGCATTTCCAAAGAAATGGGCCCACTTGGGCTAAGCCCATTATAAGCAGCGAGTGTGCGGGCAGAATTGTGTTTTGCTTGTAAAGTGTCGATCGTCTCAGTTTGTGGAGCAGTATAGCCAATTTTTTGTGCTATCGTGTAGATCACTTCAGCAGGGTTTTGATTTTTGTGGGCACAATCGCGGAGGATTGTTTTTAATTCATCACCGATAATAGCCTCGACAACTTTAGGGTCTGCCATTTCAGGATAGAGCGCAGCACAAGCGGCCAACTGCGTTGCGCGCATATCGTAGACAAAATTAGCCGCTTGATCAAAATCATGATGCTTTTGTTTTATAGCCGCAGAAGATTGATGAAAAAATGAACGCAGCTGCTCTGCCTCTTGGAAAGAAGCATTGGCTCCAACATCTTTCTCTCCAACGTCTTTGCCGCCAACGACGATCTCCCCAATCTCTTTTTTGCCAACCTCTACTTCTTCAGCCTTTACTTCCCCGGCCTCTTTCCCGCCAGCTTCTAACTCCTTGGCCTCTCTCTTACCAATCCCTTTCCTACCACCTTCTCCTCTCCCAGCTTCGAATCCTCCGGCTTTTCTTCTCCCTTCACCATGGGTCTGGCTATCCCGCTTAGCTTGCAGTTCCTTTCCCAACCACTGGATATAACCGATAAAGTCTTTTTGTGGATCTGGTGGTACTTCTCCTCCCTCCACCTCTTCATTGTCTTTGCGGTCTTCTGCCCAAAAGGTGCTTTCTTCTTCTTCATCCTCTACACCTGCATGTAAGGAATCTTGCAAGAATTGGCTTTGTTCTTCCAATGTAAATGTTTCTTCATCCATCGCTGTTAACGCTTCTTCACCCATTGCTTTCACCTTCTCTTTCTTGGACAATAATTTCGTGGTTAAGAATTTTCTTTTCTTTATGGAGAGGATCCTCATCCCCTATCCTCGCTGCCTAAAAGCTTAAGGAGCAGGCTTCTCCCTCATAGCTCCCTGGGGCATCATGGCTCTTGACCCATACCTCCTACTCCTCACCGATTCTCTCTTGGCCCGTACTTATATGGACTTGCATAGCACCCAGAATCATTTCCCCAACATCACAGCCTCTGCATCATGGCCCCCATTCACGGCTTCTGCATGGGCCCCTACTTATGCCCCACTCTTAGTCTCTGGCGTCATGGCTCTTAACCCATACCTCCTACTCCTACCGCCCCCCTCTCTTGGCTCGTACTCATATAGCCCTTGCATAGCACCCGGAATCATTTCCCCAACATTACAGCCTCTGCATCACAACCTCTGCATCATGGCCCCATTCATGGCTTCTGCATGCCCCCCCTACTTATGCCCCACTCTTAGTCTCTGGCATCATGGCTCTTAACCCATACCTCCTACTCCTCACTGCCCCACTCTTGGCCCGTACTCATATAGCCCTTGCATAGCACCTGGAATCATTTCCCCAGCATCACAGCCTTCTGCATCACATCCTTCTGCATCATGGCCCCCATTCACGGCCTCCTGGTACCATTGCTCCCCGACGTCATCATCCCTTGCATCACAGCCTGCAAAATCTGCTCGGTTTCACTCCCTTGTTGAATATTATGCTGTTGAACATTATGATTATTGTGCGAGTCATCAGGGTGCCCATCACTGGCTTGTTGCTGCTTTTGCACTCTCAGCGCAATTTTTTGAATGAGCGATGCCGGCAAAGGCGAATAACGCAAGAGATCAAGCATCATATCAGGGGTGGTGAAATTCTGCATCAGCGGCAAAATCTGCATAATCATAGCAAATGTGCGCTCTTTTTCATTCGGACTTGTAGGCGCATCATCAACAATAATATCATACTCCAAACTAGTGAACATTTCGCGGGTCAGCGGCACATATTGCGCATTGTCTTCACCTGCAATGCGCACCAACCGCCCATCAGAGAGGTAATTTTGAATCAGATAGAGAATGATTTTTCCCTGTCGTTGCCGGTAGCGTCGTAATGCATCAAAAAAGGAGGCCAATAAATTGAGCGATGATTGACGGCGTTGTTCTTCCAGCACCCCCGGTTGGTTAACAGAGCGTGTTCCAACAAATTCGGGGGACAATCCGGTTACTTGAGAAATAGCGCCCTTTGCCTCGTTAAATAGCTGGAAAAAGCCAGCCGGAAATTGTGCCACAGGTTTTGGTTGTATGCGCCCCGCAGCAAGCGAACCACTTTTGAGCCAAGTAATACTCTCTGCCCGTGCCCAACTTTCCATTGCCTGGCGGTCATCGTCGAAAGCGTCGCGTTCTGCCATCACTCCGCCTTTAGACTGGCTATTGAGCAAATGCATAACTTGGCTAAAATATTTATTGGCCCATCGTTGTGGATCTTTTGTCGGGCGCACAACGCCATAAAATTGCCGACTGAGTTTATCAAAATAACCAGTGATGCACTCCCACCCTAATTGGCTAGGAGGCACCAAAGGCTGATCCGGCTCCTCTAACAATTTTTTGCCTAAGAAAGCACGTTTGACAATTTTTCTGGTTAAGCGTGTTGCTTGGAGATGGGGGCTTTCTTGTTTAAGGCGTTGAAAATCCTGCTCACTATAATCAACAAATTGCCCTGTTTGCGGATGCAACACTTTATAGATAACTTCGCGTTCAAACCAGCGGCACTCCGCCAGTGTGACCATTTTAACATCCTCCTGGCATAGGTCATCTTCTGCATTGTCTTGAAGCTGCAGAGCATCATCTTCGTTATAAGCCTGTGTTGGATGTTTCACCCAATCCGCATCCAGATCGCGCCAATCGATATGGGGGAACATAGCTTGCGCAACACTAAGAGGTTTTTCATCAATATACCAAACACGCTGCGCATCGATGAGATTAGGCTTTACAGCACTCGTATCCCACACCATTTTCATAGGGTCCAGCCTAGCAATAATGGGTTTTCCTTGCGGGTCTTCATCATAATCTAAGCGGGTGTCTGTCCAGCCCATACCGCAAATAATGGCATCTTGAAACGCGTCGGAATCTTCATATTCGCCATCAGCTTCATCACGAAACCATTCTGCAGCACCCGTTAAGATCTGGTTGGCAAGGGCTGTTCCTTCTTGCCGTGGGATAAATTGAACATGGCGTTTATTGTTACGCTCTGCCCCAATTACAGCATTGACCAAAGGAGCAATACGATTAAAGGTCATAACAGGTCTATTTTGTTCGCGTAATACGGCTAGGTCTTGCTCATTCCATTGCCGCCCATTGTAAAAATTATAATCTTCTTGGGCATTTTTGCGCCATTGCTCAACATGGGTAATATCGTCCTGATACCAGCGAACAAGTTTTTTAAACAGAGCCTGATGTGCAATCGGTTCAATCAGCTCGAAAGAGGAGATTTGTTGGTTCATCAAAAAGCCATCCATGATGTTTGAGAAAAGAAAAATGGCCCCATACAAGGGCCATACCGTCCTGATATTCGTGGGCAAATTATTTAAAACGTGTCCCTGATACAAAAAACTGGGTGTGCTCATCCCTAACCAGAGCCCTGCCCCACAAAAGCCCCCATTTTAATAGCTAAATCTTGCCACCCCTAGACAGCTCCTAACATGGAAACCTCTGCCCGAATAATCCAATACACTTTTTGTCTTATGCCCCACCATCCGAGAGTCTCAGATCCTTCTGTCTTGATATCCCACACACATAGCATCCTAACACCTAGAATCCTGTACAGGCCTCGCCATCCTAACAAGCCAAATATTCTCTCGGTCTGATAAGCCAAACATAGGCCCCTATCCTGATCACTGACTTGCCCAATCCTAAAGTTCCAACAGGCCCCTATCCGATAACCCAACAGGTCCCCTACCTGACAACTCAACACAAGGCCCCTGTCCTGACTACTCACTCACCCAATTCTAACAATCCCCAATAGACTCAATAGACCCCCCTATCCGGTAACTCAACACAAAGCCCCTGTCCTGACCACCCATTCGCCCAATTTTAACAGTCTAGTACCTCTTCTATCCGATAACCCACTCCCTAATTCGAAAACCTAATACAAGCCTCATTATTCTGATAGCCCAAACAAGAGCATTCTATTCTGATACCAGTAGACCAGTTTAACCATGCCACGGTTGCCCCCCATTTAAGAGATTTGCTCTCTTAAAAAGCCATCCATGAAGTTTGTGAAGGAGGACGACGATGATAAACATTCTTTCGCAGCTGCAAGGTTGGTTGTTCATAAGCAACACATAAAAGCCCAAAACTATCTGCACCATGGCTAGCCCAATCATGTTCAGCACCCAAGCCAATATTGCGTTGTTCATCACGTTTTTCATGATACCATGCCAGCGCTTTTCGCCCAGCTTTTGTTGTCTCACGGTTAAACCACATAGCAGGAAATAAACGCCGAACAGCTTCAATACGCATTTTGACAGCACCCAGCCCCTGGTTGGGAATAATTTTGGTTTGAAACCCAGCCTGCTGCAAAGCACTTTCAAAACTCACATTATAGACACGATCTTTCGTCGCCCCATCATGTGGCAACACCATAAGCGCTTTGTCATAGCCGCGATGACATATCCAGCCAATATGCTCAGACAGGGGTTGTCCCTGTGCTTCATAATAATCAAGAATGCGGATTTCCCGGCCGATAAATTGCGCCACCCACAAAGCCGTTGCATCTGCTTTAGCACCTGTTCCCCCAATATCCCAAAAGATTTTGATCTGAATAAGCGGGTCACGGGATACATGAGCAATGCGTCCTTCTTGTTCAGCGTCCAGCAATAATTTTTGGTAATAGGCTCCCTGGACAGCCTGCAGATAATCGCCCTCCCAAATATGGCCATATTGTTCCGGTCTTTGATGCAAATCTGCCAGCCGATCTCGGTTTAGTTTATCAGGAAATTGCGGATTATCCCGCCAATTAATTTCAACGCCTTTGATATTGGGATCTTTTGTCAAGCGAAAGCGTTTTTCAACGGGAGCATTTTCACGCAAAGGATTCCACGTCACCCATAATTCAGAATGCCAATCCTGCCCTTCTTCACGCAGTGTAGGGATCAAAGTTTGCCAAGCAGTTTCAGTCACAGGTTCGGCCTCATCAACCCAGCACAGGAGAATACGCCCCATTGATTTAATGCTAGAGATATTGCGATCAAGGCCGGCAAAAGTATAAAGAATGCGACCATCTTTTGACTTCACATATTTATCGCCAACATCATAATAGTCACGCAAGAATGGATAGGCTTCAATGGCGCGTTTAATTTCTTCTAGAGAGCTCTCATTGAGCGAATTTTGAAATTGTCGTGCACATAAGATCACCCCTCGCTCTCCTGCTTTGCCATAACGATAGCCAATCACAGCAGACATCAAAGCAAAGGAGCGTGTTTTTCCAGATCCCCGCCCTCCCCAAGCGGCGCGAATATCCGCCTCTCCAGCAAAAACAGGAATGAGTTTTGGAATAAGAGAAATTTGCATCGTGGTCATCCATGTGCGATCAGGCTTGAAAAGCATCAGAATTGAAAAATTGCAGGATTAAAAGCCGCAGGGTTTAAAAGTCTTCGTATGAGCACTCCAAAGGTGAAACAATGTTCAGAAATGACATCACCTCTACACATAAAGACCAAATGGTATGTGACATGATTCAGAGTAAAAAGTTGAAAGAAGCTTTGCTTCAGAAATGCACAAATCAAGAGAGTCTTCCTGAAAGATCACCTCTTCTTCTCCTATAAGAAAAACCCATGCAAAAACACATAGCCATAATGCAAGATATTGATATAATATAATATTTACAAACTGAGAGACATCTATTAAAAGGCATAATCATCTTTTGGAAATGATATAGAGAAATAGGAGATATTATATGGACCCATTTACTTTGGCTTTATTGATTGTAGGCGGATCTGCTTCGCTTTTTGGTCTTATAGAAATAATAACGGCTGCAGTAGTAGGGAAAAAATGAGAGATTTAACATGGATCCCGTAACGATAACTTTACTTGCTATATTTGGATTTACTACACTTTCTAATTTCATAGGAATGGTGGCAGTTCTATTGCATAAATAATGAGGAGATTTAACGTAGATCCCATAACGATAGCCTTATTTGCTATATTTGGCAGCTACGTATTTTTCGATTTCATAACAACGATGACAGTAATACTAAAAAGTAAATGATGATGGTTTTAATAACAAAAAAATAGGAGATTTGATGTGGATCCTGTAACTATAGCTTTATTTGCTGTGTTTGGCGGTTACATATTTTTCAGTTTCATAGAAACGATGACGCTTTTACTAAAGCCTACTGCTACTTCTACTTGATTGATTTTATTTTTTTCACAGGATTAAAAAATATAAGGGGGGGGGATTTATGGAAAAGTATGAAATTCAAATATGTCATAGAGCTTAAGTATTTTTGCCTTGCAATCAGTTGTTTTTTACTGATTAGGATTTTTCAAAAATTTTGGTATAGACAGGGCGGTTATTTTTACAATAGCCCGTGTTCATAATAGTGTACTTCGCCAACTGATATCTCATAATCATGATATTTCCGTGAAAGTTTTTGTATCCTGCGCACTCTTTTTTGAAACCACAGGCACAATCTCGATACGCGAAATCGTTTTGACATCGCTTTCCTCTTCTTCAGTTATTTGCAGAGGCAAAACCTTCGCTAAAAGTGAAAAGAACGGCACAGGGTTATTCAACGCATGATATTGCAGATAAGACACCAGCCCCTCTTGGCCATGATGGTATCCTGCTTGTTCAGCAGCAATAAGAATAGCATCTTTGAGCAATTTTGTTGTTTGATTGCATGCATCTTTTGGCTGCCCTCTTCCTGGTATCCGCAAAGAATTATCATCTTTGTTCCAAGGGGGAAAAAACTTTTCATGAGTCACAATAAGACCTCCTTCTTTCAAGAATAGAAAATCGCTAAAAGGACTAACCCACAAGAGCAATCTAAAAATCAAATCAAAGGTTCTGACAGCAAAGAATAGAGCTTTCTCCACTATAACCGCTCCAAAACACCCTCTTCTAACAACGAAGAAACGCCTAAAACAGAGCAGCCATGCCTCTGAAAATCTAATACCTAAATATAACGCTGAAATAACTCAGCTGCTCGCAACTCTATAAGTACAGTCAGAGTTCTAATTATGCGTTTATTATATGTGTCTGGATTAACCTTGTCAATGTTTTTTGCATAGGTAAAAAAATAAGACAAATATTCTTTGCTTGTTTTTTATAATAAAACTTACTGTGAGAATAAACAAATAATAAAAAATTCTTAAAATCTATAGTAATTCTTGTACAATGAAATCAGAAAAATGTTCTTTACAGTTCCTAAAAAAGGACAGCTTACTTCACACAAAATTGCTATACTTTATATACAAAAGTCTACGTGACGGTTTATGCAGCTTTAACAATTCCTCGTAGAAAAAACTGCTGGAAAACATAGCCCCAGAAGTAACTTTAGTAACAACAGCCTTTAGGCACCGAACCATTGCTGAAATAGAAATCCAAACCAATAAAATATAGATAACACGCCCATGAAACACCCCCTTTAAAAAATTAGACTCCCTCTATCAGAAGCCGTCTTTGTATCTCAGAAAATAGCTGAAACATCTTTATATACTGAGTCCTCTCATCTCTCGTTTTACATTTTCAACGAACAAGATAGAATGATGATGCCATTTTTTTTATATAAGTAGGATAGCCTGTCAACTTCCTTGTGTTTTCTTATAACCGTTCGTTATCTTCTGACAGCTTTTTATCGAACCTGTTTCTTTACATTCTTCATCAGAGCAGAAATCTGTTGTTTTTTTTCGTTATGACAGCACAAATTCTGCTTATGTTACAGCACGGTGCAATCTTTCAAAAATCACCTAAATAAAAGTTTTTTGCTGACCAATTTTCACTGTCTTTTTGCAACAATTCTATTTAAAATACGCTCAAATAAGGTGATCATTTTTTATTAACAGGGCAACGCCCCCCTGAGGTGATAAGTTACCACCGAAAGCTCTGAACTATACCGAACGCAATATTTGCATTGCTCAAAACCTAACATTGTCAACCCTCTTGTCAATCCTCTTATCATAGCGCTACACCGACCAATATTGAAATCACGACGTGGCAAGCACTAATGATGGGGTAACATTAAAGAAAAAATTTTATTATTAATTAGCTTGATGCTGGTGTGCCATTTACCCATTCAGCCATCTTGACGGCAAAAGCCATCCCACCAATAATCCACAATACTGTAAATGCTATTGTTTCAAATAACATGATAAATCTCCTCATTGATATTACGAATCTAACCTTTTTATTAAACCTAAGTTTTCTTAAACAAGAAAAAGCCCATCAGAATCTTCTTTTGTCATAGACAAGGTTCCAACTTTCTGAACGCAAATTCCTATTTCTTAACTGTCCCCTTTTTAAAAAAATTTATTAAAAATGCACCAAAATAATGCATGCAAAAACACATAGCTATAATGCAATATATTGATATATATATATAAATATATACAAACTTAGTGACGTACATTAAGATTCGTAATTATTTTTTGGAAATGATATAGAGAAATAGGAAATTTAATACGGACCCGCTAACTTTATCTTTATTGGTTGTATTTGGAGGTTCCGTAGTTTTAGTTTCGTACAAACGATCACGGTTTATTAATAAATAAAAAATAAATGATGATGGTTTTAATAACAAAAAAATAGGAAGTTTAACATGGATCCCGTAACTATATCTTTGGCAGTTATATTTAGCATTTCCTTAGTTCTTAATTTCGCACAAACGATGACGTTTTTACTAAAGCCTACTGCTACTTCT